TCCTCCATCTCTTCGGCCAAGGTCAAATAATCCAGAGCCGTGCCTTCGGCAGCGTCCTGCAGGATTCGTGCGAGGCGCTCGGGTGTCAGCCCACTGGCAACCGATGAGTGCCAAACTTGCCGCACACCGGTCACCTTCGGCGCGGCCAGCTCTGCAGTGAGCTGGTCGAATTGGATCGGCCGACCGTGCTGGTCGACAATGCGTGACTGGGCCATTACCAGATGCCTTTCTTGGAGCGCCACCCGGCACCGCACTTGATCGCACGATCATGCTGAGCAGCTGGCTGGACGCGGTGATATTCAAAAATCTCGATGTCTTGTCTGGATGCGTAGTCAGCCAGTACCGCCGCGATACCGGCGTCACCGTGTCGCTTGCCACCGGCACCGCCTTTATCACCTTGCTCGGTGGTGCGCTTCTCAGGGATGCGGGCCACGCCCTTAACCAGGCGAAATGCTCGGACGTCACTCACCACATCCCGGTCGCCGGGAATGTCATAGAAGGTGTCGTCTTCCAACGCTGCCTTGAACGGCGGCATGTTGTCCCGATACCACCCCTCAGTGAGCATGACCCGCTCGATCCGATTGAATCCGTACTTCACAGCTGCGCTTTCGGCCAGCTGCGAGCCGTTGCCACGGGCGTCCGGCGCTCCCTTTTGAAAGTTAGGCAGTCGGTCAACGATGTAGAACAGGATCTGCTCCTGCTGCTTGAACGGGACGTTGCGCAGCTCCACCAGGAACGGTGTTCGCTTGCGCAGGCTCTGCTCTTTGACCAGAGGCCAGATCACGGAGAGGTCGCCCGAGCGAGCGAAGTCCATGCCGTAGAAGCTGAGCACGTCCGAAGGAATGGCCTCTAATAGTGGCCGCAGGTGTTCCTCACACCACTCCAGCGACTCCGCTAGCCGGGTGTGCTCGGCAGTGGTCTCGTAGCCCGACGGGTAGGCAATGCGTAATACCGGCACCTCACGGTTGCTTCGCTGCTCGATCAGCGCAAGGCTGAAATAAGCACCACCACCCTGAGAAGGCACGCAGTCCAGCTCCTCCTCGGCGGCATCCCCATAAAAGCCGTACACACTGGCAACCCAGTCGGCCTCGTCTTCAGGCTTGTACTCGATGCCTTTGCGCAGACAGACCCGGCGATACAGGCCATCCTCGACCGCTTCCTTAAAGGTGCAGCGGAACAGCTTGCCGTCACGCTTGCCCGCACGGATCTCCTCGATCAGCTCATTGAAAGCATTCTCAGTGCCGTCGTGCGTGCTGATCACATGGACTTCGCCGCCCCAGATCAGCAGGGCCAACGCAGCCTTGAGCAGCTGCGCCAAGTCCTGGTGGAACGCAGCCTCATCGATCACGACAATGCCCTGACGCCCCCGAAGGTTCGACGGGCGACTGGTGAGGGCAACAATGCGTTGCCCACTGGGGAACACGATGGTGTAGGTTTTGATGTGCTTGTCAGGGTCGCTGTCTGGCCAGATGCCTTCTTCAATTTCTTCAGCAATATAGTTGTAGGCCCGTGCCCACATCGCGCAGGCCTGGATGTACTCGACCGTCATGTCCTGGTTGTAGCCCAAGTAATAAACGGTTTGGCCTCCGGCTGACTTGGACGCCGCAGCCACCAAGACATTGTCGGCAGCCTCTGCCCAGGTGAGACCGATACGCCGGGACTTTTCCCCGACCTTCAGTGGTGCGCGGATACCAACCCAGTCTTTTTGATAGTCGAGCAGTACTGCAGGCGCATCAAAGCTTGCGGTGCTGTCCAGGACAATCGGCACGTTCATGCTTTTTTCCTACGGCCAATGGACCAAGCCAACGCAAGATAGATCGCCACATTGATGTCACACGATAGGAGCTGGCTTGCGTTGGCCTCAGTTGCTCCCAACGCTATCAGGCCTGCGCATACGGCGAACGACAGAAAGTAATTCATGAGGCCATCCCCAGAATTTCTCGACGGATCTGGTCAACGGTAGAGGCATTGAGGCCGCCTTTCTTGGCGATTTTCTCAACTCGGGAAGCTGCGGCCTCAGCCTTCTCGCGGAATTCTGCTTGCCATTTCTTCTGGACGACAGACGCCCGACCAAGCTCGGCAACCGCCTTGGCCACCTTCGGCAGGTCTATCTTCCCTTCGTCAGCCATCAGCAACTTGAATAGGTGTTCTTGCACCAGGCGCATGAGCGCTTCGTTAACCGCGCCTTCCTCATCGGGCGCAGCTTGGACCACCGCTTTGGCCTGCTCAGATGCCATCCTGAGAGAAGCCAGCTTGACCTCAAAGTCGGAGCCGTAGCGATGCAAGGCACTCTTGCCGATGGAATAGCCTCGGCTTTCCAGCTCATCGGAGAGGGACTCATATCCAGAAAAGTTCGATTCGACCAAAGACTGATCGAGCCAGGTCTTTACCTCAGCCGGCAGTGCAGCCACTTTGCTACGCGGGGGCATGGCGGCTCACCAATACTTTTCTGGGCGTGCAATCCCAGGGTTGCAGTCAATGGTGTATTCCGCGATATCCACGCCGTAGTGGGTTAGGCCGCAGATCCAGACACCCGCAGGCGACTTTTTCAACGTGACCAGCGAACGATCGCTGAGATAGTCCAGCTCTCGGCGCAACTCCATCGCGGTGGCGTCGGGATACACGCCCTGAATCGTGGACAGCACAACGGCCTCATGCGGGTCCACTGGCCGTGAGGTGTTGAGGGTTAACAGGATGTACCAGCGCAGGGATTCCCGGCGCACCTTGGCAGGATCAATGTTCATTGGCGAAGTCCTTTGAGCTGAACGTTTTCAAATTTCAGAGCCAAGGCATCTAGCTTGGCTTCGATCACTGTTTGATTTCGCACGTAGTCCTCACGGCGGACATAGTGCAGTGGCATCTCACCGCGCAGCCGCTCTAACCCAAGCTCCACCTGGCGAAGTCGTTCGGAGTCCTTTGCGACGGCCGCAAAGCGCTCGTCCAGTCGCCCCTCCATCTGCGAGAGCAACAACTTGACCAGGCCTGCAAAGATGCCCAGGAGAGTTATCGCTGACGCGATCAATTGCCAGGTGGGCATCTCGATCATGTTCATTTGCGCCCCAGGTGCTCATGGATGGATTTGCAATCTACGCAGAGCGCCACACCTGGAACGGCTACGCGGCGCGGCTCGGGAATGTCTCCCCCGCAATCTTCACAGTGGAAGGCCGAGGGTCGTTCGGGCTGTTTCGCTTGTGCCAAATGCGCCGCCAAAGCGGCCTCTCGATGCGCTTCCTCGACTTCGGTGGCGCGGTCATCAACGTCCATGGGTGTAGTACTCGATCAGGCTGGTGAGCTGGGCGCGGCAAGCAGCGTGTTTCTCGCTGTTGCGCACGTGGTTGGTGAGAAGGACAGCCGGAGTTATTCCGCTGTCGAGGTCGTCAGCGGCTCCGGGGCTTCCGGCAAGCGCAACAGCTCTGCTGATGGGCTGGCCGGCAGACACTGGGACTCGGACTGGGTAATGCGCTTCGTTCCACACGCGGACAAAGCCGGCAGTGAACACAGCAACAGGCAGAGGCTCAGGCGGCGCATCCACGGCGCGGCGGTATAAAGTCGTGACACGGTTAATCTCTCCGGTGAGCTTGTCGGTATTCCGACGAAGCTCGTCTTTGGTGGTAGCCAGCTTTAACGCCAGCTCGTCGCCCCGCCTGATTTGCTCCGCGAGCGATTGGGCAGCGGCCCTGCTTTGTTCCAGGGCGTCGTTTGCCAGCGCCTGGCGTTCGCCCTCAACTTCGTCTTTGAGCTTCTGATAGGCCTCTGCACCGCTGGCCTTCCCGGCGATGAATCCCTCGTCGTAACCGGCTTGACGGTTGTGCTCCACGAACTGGAATGCGGCGGCGATCAACGCCATCGCGATGAGCGGTGGAGCAAACGACTTGAGTGTTTCTTTCATTGGCATAACCCCTTACCCCAACCGGCATCGACGTACAGACGTTCCCAGCGCTGCAGGATGAGGCGGGGGTATTGCCGGTTTTCTTTAAAGGCCGCAGCAGAGCGGCCAGCGTTAAATCGCTCGATGGACCCGAACCAGGTCAGCGGATCGGCGCCCTTTGCCGATGCCAACTTGCGGTCACGGATCAACCAGCCCAGTCCGCCGTTGTAGCTGGACAGGAACATGGCGCCTTGCTGGCACGGGTCTCGCGCCTTGATACGGTCGGCCAGCCAGCGGTCATAGCTGACCAGTGCCTGCATCGACCACGTCGGGTTATAGGGCTCGACCTTGCTGAGTGCTTTGGGGAACAGTTCGGCAAGCCAGGTGGCGGTCGAAGGCATCACTTGGCCCAAGCCTTGCGCACCTGCAGGTGACATTGCGTTGAACTTCCAGCGACTCTCCTGGTGCACTTGTGCCGCGAAGGTGGCAATGGGTGCTTCCAGGCCCCACTCGGCTTGCGCAATGCGCGACAGATCGCGTCGGTATTGCTCGGCCTGCATGGGGATTTCGGCACTAGCTGGAGCGCAGAGTGCGAGGCCAGCCACCAAACCAATCAAGCAACCAGCGAGTAGGATTCGTGATCGCGTCATAGTCACAGCCCCATCGTCATGCCAATGACGCAGGCCAGCACTACGATTGCGCGGCGCAGTCCAGCCCAGGGCTGATGAACGCGATGGACCTTGTCGGGTCTGGCATAGGGGAACAGAGCACGGTCGATCCAGTAGCCCAGGACGCCGCCGCCAGCCACCAGTCCGACCTTGTAAAGAATGACTGCTAGCTTGGTCGGGGCGACCATGGCCAGCATGACCATCAAAATGATGGTGATCACCGTCCAGTCGGTCATACGCGGGGCACGGGACTGCCGCCCGTGATTTCGGATGGTCATTGTGAAATTGCTCGATTGGAGTTGAGGGAGGCACGGACAGCTGCGAGGTGTGCAGCGGCAACAACAGGATTGCCGCGCACCAGGTGCTGCTCCTGGTAGACGGTGGTTTGAGGGATCGAAGGTTTGGCTGCAGGCCGGAACTTCTGCTGACGGGCGACATTCATGTCGCGACGATCCTGAGTTACGCGAACGTGCTCCATGACCAGGTCACGCCATTCGATTGGGCACCGCTCAAGAATCGACTCACACGAGCAACTGCCCTCAAGAATTTGAGCAGCAAATGCACGCGGTGATGCAGGAGCTTGAGCTGACATGGCGGAATCCGTCGGAGAGAAGTACCGAGTCAGATTCGCTCTGGAAGGGATGTTGCCGAGTGTCTAATGCGTGCAAGAAAAAGCCCCGCTGATGCGAGGCTTGGGAATTACTTACTTCGTATTTCTCTCATGAAATCTATGTCAGCGTCAGACGCTCCATCAGCCTTGACTGCAGCTTCCCACTCGGCGTCTGTGAGCGTTTCACTTCGCGAAGTCTGATGCGAAGGAAAGGCAATTTCCGCCTCGCAATCAGTGGTGTCTTTGGCCCAGTTACGCTTGATCGTGGACATCTCATGAGCAGTGATCCGACCTGTAAAGCAGGCCCCATTGGCGAACGACACGTCTAACAGCAGTTGCCGACAGCTTCCAAACTGACTGTTTGCCGTCTGTGGCTGCTGATGGAGGGTCTTGTTCACGTCCTGCATAACCTCCGTCAGCTTAAGTGTGTCGCCAATGACGCAGGCTTCCCAGCTTGTACGCCATAACTCTTGTGCTAGTTCTCGATTCGATCTTGCCTGACTTAAAGCGGTCTCGGAGGTGATTTGTGCCATCTCGTCCCCGGCGCATAGTGCCGGTAAGCCACAAACTAAAACAGCTACCACCACCCCTAAAACCGCTCTCATCAATGAATCGTCCTGTCGTCGAACCCAAATAGGTCAGGCTCGTTGCGACGGTGCAACGCCCTTTGACGGGCGATTATGCTGTAAATCATCGGTGACGACAGATTATATTTCCGCACCAGATCAGGTGGTTCTACGCCTTGCTCTCTCCATTCTCGGTATAGCTCCGCATCTCGCATAGCTCGTTTCAGGCTATCGCCTCTGGGCAGGTAAATCACTGACCCTCCCATGGTTGAACAAATCGCAAACACCACACCTCGGGCTATTTCGGGAACCTCGTTTGCTCGATCCGGCAGTCGTTTGATTAGCTCAACTTCCGCGAGTTCGACCATCTCCTTAAGGTTACCCGCCCATCGACTGGCGACATTCGGGTCACCCATGTGTGCCAGCACTTTCTTGGGGTCTAGCTTGTCTGTGTCATCCGTAAACAGTTGATCCCCGCTCATCGAGTAAGCCTCCCATTGCGTTTGGCGTCATAGGTCAGCGCCGATATCAGACCGCTAAGCTGTTTGGCATTCAGCCACTCAACCCGCTCGACCTTGAACATCTTTTGCGCCATCCCATCGACATAACCCCATTCGCGGCCAGCCTCGGCAAGGAATGCCCCAATTTTGCCGATCTGCTTTTGGCGATCCGGGACCACCTTTGGCGCTGATCGGCCACTCTTTCCGCTTTTCGGCTCCCACCCCAACCGCTTGAACTCAGCAATCACAGCAGCCGTTTTCGTTGGACTCAGATCTTTAGCGGAGGTTACCCCAGCTACTCGATTGAGCATCGCACGATAGGTGTCGTCATCCATGGCCAAGTCTTTCTTGGCAATGTGAATCTTTGATAAGTCCAGGTTGCGTCGATTCATTTTCTCCTCGCTTCGACCAATTCCCTGAATGCAACCGGGTCACGTTGCGCCAGCCAGGCCGCTCCGTGAATCAGCAGCGTCAGACCCTCAGCCGTATCATTGAATTCCCCGGCCGCTCGAATGGTCTCCATAGCCGCAATGGTTCCTGCATACACCTCCATCTTGAACTTCTTGGCACCCATAGCTTTCCGCTTGTCAGCAAGAGCATCACGCTTGCGCTGCTGCCGCTCACGGGCAAGTCGGCGTTTCCGTTCGACCGGGGTTTCCTGTGTCATTGGTTAGCTGCTCGTCAGTACCAGGCCACTACGCCTGGCAGACCACCCCGATTGCCGAGGCGGTTTCGCTCAATGCAATGCCAGCTGTTCCTGACCATTTACGCCATGGTTCAAGCGCACATCGCTCGCTGCCTCGATACCGTGCATGGCATCGGTCAAAGACCTGTTGCTGGTCTGTTTACCGGCGTTGCGATCACGGGCGCAGGATTTCTCCAGTCCAGAGTGATGCTTGAGCATGTAGGCCGCTGTCGCCTCTGATGGTGTATCGCTACCCGCGAACTCCATGATTTTCTTGCGGACCTCCCAAACCCAAGCATCGCAGAAAACGTCTGCACGCTTGGTCTTGGTCGAAGCCTTGCAACGTTTGAGCTTGTCGTTGATAAAGTCGCGACGGGCCTGGCGCACCTGACGGAGCAAAACCGTCATGGTGTAACTTGCCACCTCAGCGAATTCGCCGATAAACCGCCATTCGCCAGCGCCTGCCATAAACAGGAATTCACAGGCATAAACGCGCTTCACACATCCGGCGAGGTTGGCCTCCCACTGGGACGGCGTATTCTTGGAGCCGCTGCGTGAGGCACACTCCTGAACATCAGACAGTGCAACATCGGCCTCCTCAATGCGGTACTTCTCCATCAAGGCACGGGCATGACGCATCGCTGCAGCGGCCTCATGAGGGTTACTGCTCTCAGCCAGGCGCATGCATTTCTTGATCTTTTCTAAGGCTTTGCTGTGGTCCATGGCTTCAGATCTCGGCAACGGTAGTTGGCACGGCTTCGCGAAAGCGCGATGGACTCCAGTCGCAAGACTCATCAGCAGGGATATGGCCGAACATCAACGTGCAGCGGCGGCAATGCACGCAGTCGCCGCAGGTTTTGCCTTCGGGTAAATTCATGTGGTCAGCGTTGTCTGCCGACCGTGGAAACGGCGCTCGTTGTTCGGTCATGACTCTCTCCATTTATTCCTCGGCTGCTCATCAGTACCCGGCCACCGCGCCAGATAGACCACCCCAGTTACCCGAGGTGGTTTCGCATTAGTGGATGGTCGGTTTGGTCATCAGTTTTTCGCGCATGGCCTGGCAGATCTCGCAGTCGCAGGCGGTATGCCCTGCGGCAAATTCAAAGGGAATTCGGGCAATCAACATCGGCGCACCACTCATTAGTGCGCTGGCTACACGACCCGCTTTGCTAGTGCTCAGTTGAGCTTGGTTGTCGACTTGGATAGAGACGCCATCGGCGCTGTCTTCGATGGTGATTTGGAACTTGGCCATAATTTGTTCGCTCTCGTACATTCAGTGCTGAAGGAGGGTTGTTCGGTAATGGGGTCTGATCAATGCAACGTCGACGGCAGCGAGGCCGACGCGAAGACACTGGCGATATCCAATGGGATGGAGGCGTATTGGTCGCTATCACCAATCCGCTCGTAGATCCGAACGTAGCTCTTTGAGCCAACAACCTGAACGGCGTCACTGATGGCCTGCATCGCCCGTTGCCATCGCAAGTCCGTAATATCCAGCCGGCGAAGCGCGAGCACGCGCCCGGTGCTGATTTCACCCGCTTTGTCGGTACGGAAAGCCTCGTTGATCAGCGCCTTTACTTCACTTCGTGCGTTTTCCATCCATTCAGCCGCACACTCGTCGATCAGAGCGCGGGCAGCCTGAAGCCGCTCATCGAATTTGATCGAGTCCTGGACTGCGTGAATGATCTTGAAGCGACCATCGAACGACAGCAGCGTAATGTTCCCCTTACGCCCGCCAATGGTGGCCTTGTACTGCTCTGCCGACATTTCTACGAATGCCTTGATATCGCCGAATGCTGCGTTTTTGAATGCAGCCAGTGCCAGAGAAAGCGCTTTGGCTTTTCCTACCAGCTCGATAACCAGCTCATCGCGAGCCAGATCGATAGGCTTGATCATGTCGACCGGTACCAAGTGACCCTTGGCGTCTTTGCGAAACCCTTCTAGAAAGCTCATTCTTTGTCCTGCTCCATATTCGTTTCAAATTTGGTGTTGCTGTACTTCAAGGCGCCTAGGATCTCCCCGATCCGGCGACGCCCATTGGCGCGCTGTTCATCTGTCAAAGCTGGTTTAGGTAATGCCTGCTGACCCTGACGGGCCGGTATCGCCCGAATCAGTGCTGCCGGTGCAGGCCAACGCTCGCAGCTCGCGAACAGTGTTTCGAAGGCCGCTTTAACCCGTGTTCGATCCGTCTCTTCGCTCCATCGCTGTGCCTTCTTCAAGGCGACTAACCACACATCGAGCGTGAGCGTGATTGCGTCGGCGGCCGGCGCACCGTCAAGGCGGAGGGCAACAAGGCCCATGAGTCCCGCGATAACTTCACGCTGTAGCCACTCACCCTCCATTCAGTCGCTCCTGTAATGCGGCCAGGGCGGCAGTTGTCTGGCTGGGGCGGACTGCCATGGCCTGCTTCGGCGATGAGCTTTCCGGCAACAGCACTGCCGTTGTTTCGCCTTGCCACTGAGTCATGACCTGGTACAACCAGCCATGCCCTTTGAGTGGCGTTGCCAACCGGCCAGAATCGCGAGCGCCTATTGCTTGCTCCATTGCCCAGATCCAACAAGCAGCAGGCGCACTGAATGCGGCACCATTGCGCTCGATGCGTTGGGCTTGCAGATCCGGCAATAACTCATTGAGGATCTTGCCCACCCGATCCATGGTCAGCTCTCGGGTTTCTGGCCGGAACAAGCCCACATAGCGAATTAAAGCGTTGCCGAGTTGGCCGGATAATTTGAATGCCACGCCGAGCGCATCGCGGGCGCCATCGTGTGCAATCAAGGCATCCAGACTAAGTGTTGTCCCGCAGTTGGGGCATCGAGTACGCATCAATGCACCTCCTGTTGACGCCAAGCGTTCGCCAACTCTTCCGCACGAATCTGCGCGAACTTGTAGGACTCAGAGAAACCAACACATTTTTCTCCCACATACAGGCGGATCAAACTGCGTCCAGATATGTAAATCTGAACTACAGGTATTTGCGGGCGAACAAGCTCAGTGGACGGTTGCATTTCCGGCACCTGCGCAATTTGGATTGTTGGGGCAGTGCTGGCAGGCCTGCCAGAGCTGCATCGCTTGTGGGTTGTGCGTTGGGGCTGGCTTCTCGCGATAGCTTTGGCACCGCTCGATTGTCAGTGTCTCGCCAACAGCGACACATTCAATTCGACCAAGCGAGTCCATAACCCGACGCTCAACACCCGCAGTGCTCGGGCTGCTGTATTTGTTCACCAGTACCAAACTCACGGCCGTACGGCTGATGCCTACACGCTCGGCCGTCCGAGTCCGGTTGCTGGCTCCTACTTCTGCTGCAAGCAGCTGAACGAACAGCGGGGGGTGCTCGCCCCAAGCAGAAATGTCCACGGTACTCATTCGGCGAGCTCCAGTTGTGCACGTTGCAACAGGTCGTTAGTAGGACCATTCAATCCCAAATCTACGAACTCTGTTACGAGTGCACGAAGGCGTAAGTTTTCTTGCTCTAGTTCGTTTGCAGGTTCAGAAAGGGTCGATACTCCTCCGCTCGTCTCTTTGGAATAAACGACTTTTTCGGTGTTTGCATCGAAGACCTGGACGGATTCCCATCGCTGGACAATCGGGTGTCTCGGCCCCGTGTTCATGCCTGGTGCAAACTCAAATGTTTGAGCACGCTTTGAGTCGTGGCTACTTGCAATCAAATAGCCCACATCAACCAAAACCATGAAATAGTTAATCGCGTATGCCTGAGAAACTCGAACCCCATTGACACTCGCCATGTCTGCCGCTTCAGCAGCGGTCATCTTTTTCAGGATGCGCATTGCGCGCCAAAGATTTTCAAGTCCAAGGCCGTGAACTGATCGTTCACCATTTGGTTGAAGTCGTGGGTATTCAACTCCTTCGTCACGTACGAGTCGCCATCGATGGTCTTTCAAATCACCGCTCTCATCGACCAGCTCGACTAACTGAGCATTTCGCATGGCTTGGATATAATCCTTTACTTGCGCGAATTGTTGGCCGGAAGCTTTGGCAATCATAAGAATAGAAAAACTATTCTGATTTTCCCGGACGGCTTCCCACATATGCTGCTTCGGTACTTTGCCTCCCGAAACACGTAGTTGGGTAATCTTCGCCATTATTGAGCCCTCCGAGACGGAGCCTCACCGGTGAACCATCCACGTTTTCCCCACGCGGCAAGATCCACAAACTCCAGCATCATGGCCGATGCTTCAGACTGGACTTTATAGAGATTAACTGCGGCTCTGCGTAGACATCCACGAGTCGCCTGATTCAGATCAGCGAGCAGATCATCTGCAAACACAATCTCTGGATAGCTCAATTGAGCCAGCTTGCGAAGATCATCAAGCGTTGCCGCTTGAGCTGGAACCCATTCAAGAACTCTGTTATGCAATCGCTCCAGTTTCGCTAACGAAGAAGGAACACGCTCTTCGCCAATCAACACGATGGTGCCTTGGCTAGCGTTGTAGATATCGGTCAGGGCATTTGCCACAGCCTTATCCAACAGATATTGAACATCATCAACAATCAATGGACGCATCGAGGTTGAAAGTTGAACTGCGATTTGATCGACCATTTCTGACATCGTACGCGCAGGAAAGATGGACATCTCTCTCAGGATCGCCGCAAGAAATGCTTTCTTGCTCCAGGCATCTCGGCACTCGACGTAGTACGCCCTATGCAAATTCGCGGCATATGCGGCGGCAGCGCTTTTTCCCAAACCGCTAGGGCCATACATTGCCACCAACCCGGGGAGCCCTATCGGCCGCGACAGCGCGCGATTTAAAGCCCCCGCAAGCAAACCCACGTTGGTCAATGGAACGATCTTGGTTACACTCATTGTGTTGTATCTCCTTTAGGGTGTGCTGCCAGGCACACTTAAACGTTTTAGAGCGCGGGATTCAGCCCGCGCTTTGAAACACTTGTTGCATCGCTGCGAAGTCCGGATGTGCGGGGTATCTTTCCCACCATCTGGTTTCGTCAGCGGTCAACTCTTTCCCACCTTTCACACGCTCATCGAGTTTTACCCACAGCCGGTAACGGGAAACGTCATCGCCTGGAACGTGAAAAACCGGTGCTGCTGCATCAAGAGCAATTGCGTACTCGTGAGCAGAAATTAATTGTTCTCGGCTAAGCGTTGCCGATGGGGCATTGCTCGGAGCTAGGATTTCTACCCGATTCCCCGTCAACGTCTCCACTTTGTCTATGGACCTTTTAACTTGACCCTGAGCCCGCTTCTCGCGGCTCCTTTCAAGCATGTTCATCGGCATATAATCAGAGGAGTTTCCGTCCAGAACTGCCTCGCCTATCAGCTCTCCATCTAACGTGTATGTCCAAACACGCCCAGCATCTCTAACGTCGTAGGCCAACCGTATTTCTTGCCCGTGCAAGCCGCGCAAATCGTTAAGAAAGTACTTATTTCCAAGCCAATTAATTTCGCCACGCAAGGTCTTACGAACGATTTGCGGCCTCATAAGCGACTCAATCAATTCGGGCGGTGCAGCAATCGGCTCCCATCCCTCGGCACAAGCGGCATACCAGGCTTCATCAGGGCTTGGATGCCTTAACGAACCAGTCTCAGGGTCTCGAAATTTTTCAAGGCCCCGGTGCGGGGTGCGGTTGTAAGAGTTAATTTCATCCTCGACACCCGCCATGAACTCAGCGAATGAAGGGAGCAATCTTGTGGAGCCGGTTTTCTTCAGTTCTCTACGACCGATGCGATGCACTTTCGTACCGGCATGCTTGTCCATGTCCGCGCCGATGTAGCTGACCAACTTTTTCGCCGCACGTACCCAGATCGTTTTATGACCGCGCTCAGACAGACCTCGCGCCTGGCTGTTGTAGGGCAGAGAGTGAGTCATGGTGCCGCCGAGCCGATCTACAACTTCTCGCACGGTGTCGTTATCGAACCCTGACCCGTTGTCGACATAGAAAATCGCGAACATGCATTTGCCCACGGCGTCACGCAATGCATCCAAAACCCCGATGGCTGACTCCGCTTCGCCAACCGATATCCCAACGACACGACGGGTCGCTACGTCCAATACAGTTGTGACTTCCGGCCGATACGGCTTGTTGGTCAGAGGATTAAGTACTTCAGCATCGAATTTATGGCCGTCAGCCGTATACACATCACCAGGGAATAAATTTTTGGTGGACCTGCGTCGGAAAGGCTGCAGCGCCTTCAATTCCTGCGGGCTCATCCGCCCTACGTTGAGCGCCTCTGGCGCTAGTTTTTTTAAGAACCGCTGGACTGCATGAATACTGGGTATGGTGCCCTGATACTTCCCAATGAATTCCGCATAACTGGCAGCGACGCTTGGCTTAGTCGGACGTTGATAGCAGCGCAGGAAATCCTTGGTCCATGTAGGCAGCTCCAGGTTGGGACGCTTACGCAGTGGTGCAAGGCCGACTTCACCCTCTGCTCGAAATGCGGCAAGCCACCTTTTGAGCGTCCTCTCGGAAAGATCTCGACCACCAGTTTTACGGTCATTGGCAAGGTTTATCCGCCCCATCAGATAAGGGCTAAGAGACTTATCCCGAGCCTGTTTGACCAGTAGATCAATTGCCATTTTCTGACTGGTTACAGTTGCCACCCGCTCAATTTCTCGGATAAACGAGAGTCGGGCGAGCATTACGCTACGTTGCGCATCGTTCAGGCGTGATGCGTTTTTCACATCACGCTCGCTCGATGCTGGAACCATGCCACTCGCAGAAAGCTCTTCATCAACTAAAGCTTCGGAAGTCTTAAGTAAGAGAGCCGCTTGTGTTTCAGCCGGCAAACTCGCAAAAGCGTATTCCTTGCCCCCGCCTTGGGCACGCCGCGGTTGCGATGCCCAGTTTTCCTGCTTGGCACGGTAGTTAACCCCTTGAACCGTTCCGGGCAGCCCAGGCATACCGCTAAGCTCCTGAGCCGTGAACCAGGATTGCACCTGGAGTTGAGCAGATATCGGTGCTTGCTTAGTCATAAACCGTTAGACTCCAACACCATTAGATCCGGGCTTCGGAGCGGTTAATCCGCTGGCGAATTGGGACGCCGCTAGCGCTCCAGCGCTCGGGCCAAATTTGAAAAGGCTTCAGGCCTAGTGCTTTAGCGATAGCCCGCTCCATTCGTGGATACGGTAGGCGTTTGGCATTCAGAACCGCAGGGATAGTGACGTTCTGTTTTCTGGCGATATCCGCGAGGGATGTGCCTTTCGTGCGGAGTTGGAACTTGATCCACTCCCACCGAAGCGTGGGGTCTTCCGGTATATCCAGATTATTCACGATTGCTTCCTTGACGACCTTCGGGTCGTTTTTTGTGACTGGCTAACGTTATGTAGCTAATAGGCTAGCGCTATAGAAGTTGAAAGACAAGCGGTTTCGTATGCTTTAAACCTCTTTAGAACTAGCTGTTGGCCTCATATCAAATAAATCCTTTTAAATCAGTAGTTTAGACAAGATGAAAATTGGGGATTCCGACGCGATGGCGCTTTCAACCTCCGATGGAAAAGATGAAAAGGACCCTGCTTTCATAGAGCGACTGAGGGTCCTGGCAAACAAGGTCGGCAGCGTCAATGCTCTGGCAAGGGCTTCAGGCTTGTCTCAGGGTGGGTTGCAACGGTATTTCAAAGGGGGGGAGCCGACTCGACCAGCCCTCATAAAGCTTGCCAAGGCTGGCGATGTCGACGTGGGCTGGCTTATGACCGGCGAACATCCTCCCCAGCTGCCAGCAGCTTCTGGTGATGAGGAGGACACGTATGCCTACATCCCTCTGTACGACGCTCGTATTAGCCAGGGCCACGGAGCCTGGAATGAAGGGGGGCGAGTTCTGACTAAGCTGGCGTTTACTCGCTATAGCCTTCGTAAAAAAGGGCTGGAGGCCTCACAGCTGGCGGCCGTTCGGGTAGACGGCGACTCCAACGAACCCGTTTTAAGCGATGGGGATACTGTGATGGTTGATCTTCGCCGTAATGAGCTGCAAGGGGAGGCGTTTTACGTCATACGGCTGGACGACTTGCTTTATGCAAAGAGACTGCAGCGCCAATATGATGGAAGTATCCTCGTTATCAGCGCCAACCCCGCGTATCAGCCGATGACAATTCCATACGACAGAATCGATACCCTTCAGATCGTTGGGCGAATCGTATGGGCGGGAGGTTGGATGGTTTAGCTCAAGGTGCCAAAAAGCCCGCTAAATGCAGGCCTTTTATGGTTTATCGCCCAAATTGCCTTAGCGGGCTGATTGGCACTCTTACTTGAGCCGGCACCTTCCTGAAACCCAGTAATCTCAAGGCTTCCGCCCTGCCTCATTGCGTTTCTTCCGTACTCTTCCCACCAGTTTCCTTTAG